GCGAATATACTGAAAATCCAGGAAGGTTACGAGCTTAAAACCTATCTATGGGACGGTGATGTTAAAGGGTTTGATCATGGTGTTAAAGAATTTCTCTTAAAATTATTTTACTCAAGCCGGTTGGTGTATTTCGATACTACAGCCCCAGGTTATCCTTTAATGGTAAAGATTGTTGAAAAGCTGATTGAGGCTGTTTCCGAGCGTATTACGCACGTCCTGCGTAAAATTTGGGTCCTTTTGAGAGGCCAAGTCCCTTCAGGATGTTTCAACACCTCACATATGAATTCGTGGGTTATGGCTTTCTACTTCTTTGCTTATGTTACTCTCACCCAGTCGCAGATGCCTTTTGACCTTCAGAAAACTATTGATGAGTATTTGTTTCAAGCATTACTCCTCGTTATTGTTTATGGAGATGATCATGCCGGAGCCCTGCCGTGGGTTAAAGAATTGGAACAGTATATTAACGAAAAATCTTTTAAAAAATTTCTGTGGGACTATTTCGGAGTTGTGTTGCGCGAAGAACGTGGGCGCCTAAACTTTGTTTCCTTTGGAAAAAATGGCACTCTAATCGGGGATAAAGGGCTTGTTTTTCTTCGTCATTATTTGGTTCGTAATCCGTGTCGTGAAGAAGGTCAATCTCGTTATCTTCCGTATCGGGAAACTAGTGAATATATGGTTCGCCTGGGGTGGGGAAGAGAAGCAGGGAAGTCTAGAGATTTGCTCGATGTAATGCTCTCCGCCCTTGGTCATGTTTACGGAACCTATGCCTCCAACGAAGACGCATATCATGCTATTTTTGCTGTGTATCAAGCAGCGTTGCAGTTAACTGGAATGGATGAGAAGTCAGTTCTGACTGAAGTGATTTCTCGTCAGGACCGTGATACTCTGAGAAAAATGCGTCAGTTGGAAACTTCTCCAGAAACTTTGATGCGTGGATATCCGTCTTTAGAATTACTCCGTAGTCGAAACATTTACCTTCCTCATAAGCATCAAACTGGTCGTACTCCGAGTGAACTTGATATTGGATATGACGTAGTAGAGTGGTGGTAATTAGCGGCAAGAAGACAAAAATTAAACCAAAAAAAAAAAAAAAAAAAAAAAAAAAAAAAAAAAAAAAAAAAAAAAAAAAAAA